GGAAATCTGAAGCCCATAGCCTTCTGAACTATTTCGATCTCATCTCTCCAAAAACTAATCAGAGCATTTCGCCCATATTCCAATCTTTCAACCAACACTTTTAATGAGATAAAATTGTTAGTAAATCCGCCTCCCTGACCACCTCCTAATCCTGTCAGCGTAGGAGGAACACCCAGACCAGCATATATATTTGTAAGAACGGGTTGGTATTTTTCAGAGCCTAAGAACCTATAGACTTGAGTACTGGATTCCTTGAAATCGATTTCTGGACCCCATACCAAATCCATGGTGCCGCCGCCAACGTTGCTAGCAAGAATATCTCGCAGTTTATTGATGGCGCCCTTTGTCGGTAGGATTTTATGCTCAAGGTCACCGATGGTCCATAACCTTATATTCGAAATTGCCCCGTCTAAAGCAGAGATATCAGCCAATTTCATTTTTTCCAACATAAGGATGTCATCTAAAATGGCATAAATCATGGGATTAGCCCACATTCTCCAGTCGTCCTTCTTGTAATAATGCACCGAAAGTTTATCGGGATCTATTGGAAGAACATTTTTACCATCTTTGATAGCTCTTAGCAAATCTTTAGGAAGCTGCGATATAAGTTTTTTTTGATTAACATCCTTAGAATTTGAAGCGGCTGCGATTTGCTTTCTCAGGGTATTAGAAATCTTCAAAGCAAACTGTGGCTTGCCAGCAAACAGAGACAACTCTGCCCCGATAAGCTCCAAGGAAAGAGGGTTAAGAAAATCATACTTCCATGGTATTTCTCTTCGAGAGACTGGAACCTCTTCGGGAACAAAATCAATCTCCCCCTTAGACTTAAGATCTCTTTCTATCTTTTTGTTTACTTTGGCGTTTCTTCTTTTGATGACAACATTCCCACACCTGTAGAACAAATTAAGGAATCTTTCTGATCGTTCTTTTCCTCCACATCGTTCAAACCATTTGCGATAAAATTGTTCTATGCGTTTATTGGGGTGGACTAACATTATGCCTTGGCAAGAAAAATCACCCATTAAGTCTATAACGTTTCTAACGATGCCAACTCTGTCGTAAGCAGCCATACACATTCTTATGGCTTCTTTTTGTCTGGCTGGTACGGCTTCTTCGCCACGAAATCGATTATAGTCATCTCTACTAAAAGCAGTGCGAACCGATCTATTTGGTTCAATATCGATAAACGATCTTCCAGAAGATGCACTAGCCCTTTGCACTCCCTCATACTCGTCCAAAACACCCTCGGTGACTTTAAGAGCTTCCTGCTTGCTAGATTCATCACTCCAAGTAACAAAGGCCCGTTCTTGTGTCTGATTTTTGATTTCGTCTGCCATTTGAATTGTTTCCCTATTAGTTCAATTGATAATACGACTGATCTAGAATAGTATACACCAATTAATCATAGATCCCTTTAACGGCTTCAGTAAACCATGCTGGGCCTATAAAGTCTGGCCCGTCTGAAGGTTTTTTAATGAGGGTGGCAAATCCGCCCACTGTGTCATACGTTGGAGGCGGGGGGTTTCTTTGAATCGTTCTAGCGGACATGTTAGCCATAAGCAATGCACTGTATCTATCCTTTCTTAATCTATCCTTTCTGCCCCCCGGTAGCTTTACTTCGGGTGTGTCCCATTTGTCCCTTCCCGAAGGAGTTTGACTCATAACGATCATCGATAGCTCATCCTTAAGCTCTTCTATATCCATAACACAATCTTCAAGAGTGTCGTATTTTCTGTCTCTCAGTTTATCTTCCGATATGGCCAAGCCAATAGTCGCGGAATCAAAGTATGGAAACAACAGAACCTTATCCTCAAAATCCTTACGCATTCCATGATTTGCTTCTGTAACCCAATCTGATTTTGCAAACTGTATCATCTCTAAAATATGCAAACCCGGATTTCCGTCAGTATCTTTTTCCTTGTCTGGATCAATAGTAGGCCACAAAGAAATTTCTCCCTCCTGCATCTTGTCTTCATCGTGAAGGGCTTCCATTACTGCTATCCCTCCCCCCTGAGCGTCCATAGCAATTTCATCACAGGGAAATATCTTCATAAGTTCGCGTATCTTTCGCGCGCAATAACAATAAAAATCGGTCTCATTAACTAAGCCAGCCTTTAGCTTTTCCTTATGATCTGACCTTGTGGTAGTCCAACAGTAAACCATTTTTCTATGATCTGGGTTCATTTCTAAAACTACAATACTGAAATTGTCTACTTCAGATGCAGGGTCTATTCCATATATATATCTCCGATTACTCGTTCCTCTTAAGGCTGCTTGAAATTCCACTTTTCCACTAGGGAGGGAAATGGGATTTTCTGGTGAGGCTACACATGATTCAATCAGAGATCTTTTAAAGAATCCATTGCTGTCAGTAGAAAAACAAGCCCCGTATTCCATCTGATAAATCCCCGCGTGCATAGTTGCCCTAGAACGAGCAACTTGTGCATCATCCATAAAACCCGGTGGGAGTAGTTCAAAAGGAATTCTAATTATACTATATTGTTTCCAATCAAATCCACTGGGTATCTTCTCACCTCCAAAAAGGTCGGACAACCTTTCGGGCTGTCCCCTGCTTTGTATAATTTCCTTCCACTTTTTCCAGTATTCTGCAAAGTGATTAAACTCATAGAAAGCCGTACCAGATAAAATAATTTGGTTACCCATTACTTCATTCGATCCGCCACTAGCTACTTCTATAGCATCTTTACCCAGTTCTTCTGCCTTTTTTTCAGCCGCTAGTCTTCTAACATTTTCTACCGGAGAGGCACTGACGGCGGCAAAACCCGCAACGACATTTTCAAAAATTGCTCTGGGAATAGAAGCAAATTCATCTGCAATAATATCGTTTGCCCTTTGTCCACGAATCTTAGAACCATCACCAAGAGGTAGACAGGTAATAGTGCTTTTTCCAATAATCATCCGGCACATGTCTACGTCTCTTCTTGGGCCACCACTGGATCCAACAATGTCTCTAAGTATGGGAGAATTTCTCCAAATTCCCTCCATGTATTCAAAGAGGACTTTAGATTGACGAAAAGCTGCGCCAACAACAATGATTTTTCGATTAGGAAGTAGAAGGGCGCGGACCATGGCGTATAGAGACAAGATGAATGACTTGCCGAATCCACGAGAGGCTATGAGCATGGGAAATTTTCTATCCCATATTTCCCTTATCATAAGAGCCTGCACAGGTAGAATCTCGACGTTGAATATATGCTTGCAAATAAAGCAAAAATATTCTGGCTGCATTAATAGCCACGTTAACTTGAGGTGGAATTCCTCATCGCTGTCAAAGTTAAATGGGTTGATCAGACTGGATTCATCTACATCAATATCCAGCCAAGCATCCTCTATGGCATTACTCAGATTGCTCACGGTTTATTATCTCTGCAACCTTGTTGAAAATTTGCATAGCGCTTTCTTCTGCGTTCTCTTTTGTGTCACAAAATAATGTTTCAATGCCATATTGCTCTTTATATTCGCAAATCTTTCTCCACATGAATTTACCATTCATTCTCAAATACTTCCATCTATTGTGGGGGATGCTGCTGTTCTTGGGAAACTGCATCAGGGTATCAATAGAAAATTCGCATAAAATATATGCCCATCTGAACTCAGACATTCTTTCAATTTCTGCGTCGAACTGCTTCTGCTTCTTGCCTAGATTCATAGCCAGTTCGCCAGTGCTAGCTTTGCGTTCTATGCATAGAACGTCTTCCAGCCCCTCCAAGGTGTAATCGCCTGTCTTCAACCCGCGATGAATGGTTGCTGTACATTCTTCGAACCCATCGAAGTCCCAGCCATTCTTTTCACGCGTGTCTTCAATGATAACAAAATTATTTTGCTTCATTTTCATATGCTATTTGTGTAAATAGTCCCTCGTATCGCAATTCGTCCCCTGTTATTTTCCTGTGACAACTCCAGCATAATGTGATGCCGTTAAGAGTATCGAAACGTATATTGGCAGCGTCTGCCCACCGCTTGATGTGGTGCGCGTTTATTTTCCCCTTACTGCCACATCCCGGCATTTGACACCTATACCTGTCACGATTAAATACTTTCTTTCTCCAATCCTTATATACAGGATCGTCCAAATCTCTATCTCTATGCACTGGAGCTACTTCTCCTGACTTTGATCACAGAAACCTTCTGCCTAACCTTCTGAGCGATTTCTTTGTGACGAGTAGATTTTTTCTCTTTGATGATATCGCTACACATTTTTCTAATAGCTAGATCGCAAGCTTCGTCGGGATCTTTTGCGTCAACCCATACCTTAGCTTCTACCTTGCTATGAGCCTTTATCCCGGCCTCCTTCATCAGAGGCAGAGCTTTTGTCATGTCTATGTGGACTCGATACAGCATTGGCGGTTCTCTCCGGGTCTATACGACGTGGCAGTTTAGGTCTTTCTCCCGGCAACTGCTTGTTAGGCAGTCCCCTCTTCCTGATATCTTCACACTCAGGACAATTCCAAGTTGGAGACTTGTGAGGCTTGGCATAATGAAACACGCGAATCAATGTGTCCATAGTGACATACCCTCTGACTGAATCCAAAACAGACAGTTTATATATGTCCTCAATATTTTCTGATACAAATTTTCTATCTTTTGTTTCTTGATCAATCACAAGTTGCTGTTGATCAATAACGGCTCTATAATATCGAGCAGTTAATATCTGTGTCTGATGATTCAAATATATGTCATATCCCAGAACAACAGAAAAAATCCCCATAATAAGATACACTATTCCAACGTTCCTGTTCATAGTTCTCTCCTTCTTTTGGATTACTTAATCTTTTCGTAAATATACCTAGCGGTTACTACATCCTCTGTTGCTAAACCCGTGGCGTCAAATAAAGTTTGATCTCCATCGACATTAATCTGTCCAGAAACCACCTCTCCTAAAGACACCCAAGTTTGCTTCTTGCTTTTAAGTGGAACGTATTGTATCTCACCAGAATGAGAACACTGCTCCAAATTATCATATACGACAAAATCAATATTATCTAAAACAGACTGAGACAATTCTCTTTTACCTTTTGCATCCGCCCCAACAGCATTAACATGAACCATATCTTTTAGAAGTTCGTGTTCAAGAAACGGGACTCTTGTTGGAGTTAAAGTTGTAACAATATCAGCTTCTTTTAGACAACCCTCCAAGCTATCAGCAATCTCAACCTCCAAATCATCTTTGAACAGTTTCGCAATTTCATCGCATCTGCTTCTGTCTAAATCAAATAATACAATCTTGTTAAGCTCTCTCGCAAGCATGACTGCTTGAATCTGTTTTTCGGTCTGATTGCCACACCCAACAAAAGCAGCAATAACAGCGTCGGGATATGCTACATATTTTGTTGCCACCCCTGTAACCGCCGCCGTTCTAATAGCTGTAAGTTGCTCACCATCCATAATAGCAAGCAACTCTCCTGTATCTACATCGTTAATCAGAACCTTAGCAAAGATGTTTATCTTTCTCTTCTCTCTACTTTTATCCAGATGTACGCCGCACCATTTGATTCCAGCAGTATTATCAACAACTGCTGGCATGGCCCTAAAATCTCCATCTGGAATATCCAAATAGAGCTTGGGAGGCATCTGACATCTATCTACGTCTCTAAAAAGTTCCTCTACTACATCCATACATTCTTGAACAGTAATGGCCTTTTCGATTTCCTCATTAGACAGAATAAGCGGTTTGTGTGTCATTCGTTAATCTCGCTATATCATACTGAACCATTGTTGATACTAAATCCTCAAAAGAGATCTCTGGAGTCCAGCCTAATTTTTTCCTAGCTTTAGAATAATCTCCTTTTAAAAACGGAACCTCCGATGGTCGGAATTGCTTTTCATCTATTCTGATAAAACTAGAATAGTTACCTATGTCCAAGTGTTTAAAAGCCTCTTCAACAAAATCTTTTACCGAATGGGTCTCACCAGTAGCAATAACATAAGTATCTGGCTTCTCCATTTGAAGCATAAGCCACATAGCCCTCACATAATCTTTAGCATGTCCCCAATCTCTACACGCTTCTAAATTACCAAGATACAGTTTAGGAGCCGCACCGCCAATATAGTTATTTAAAAGCGTCTGATTTTCTATACCCATGTGATGAGCTTCATCTAAAAATTGTCTGAAGGATGCTATGTATTTACTGATTTTTCTCGTAACAAAATTTTCACCCCTTCTTTCACTTTCGTGATTAAACAAAATCCCACAACTAGCATGTAGCCCATGAATCTTTCTATAAAGCTCAGTCATCTTATGCGCTGCGAGCTTAGCTATAGCATATGGAGATTGAGGATTGAATATTGTTGTTTCGTTCTGAAATCTATTTTGGTTATCATCTACACTAAAAGAATCTCCAAACATCTCACTGGAACTTGCTTGGTAAAATCGTGGCTTCTTGCTAAGCTTTACGATTCCTTCTAAAATGTTTAAACAGCCTTTAGCCGTTATATCCCAAGTTACTATAGGCTGTTCAAAAGAAACTCCAACATGCGATTGTGCAGCCAAATTATAAACTTCGTCTGCATGATGCTTCCACATTATATTGTACACACTAGAAAAATCTAAAACGTCGCCACTTTCCAAAACAAAGAATTCTTTTCCAATTAAATGGTCAATTCTAGAAGTGTTAGAAGTACTGGTCCTTCTAGAAACGCCAACAACATAATAGTCCTTCTCCAGTAATAGTTCTGCCAAATAAGAACCATCCTGACCAGTAACGCCAAAAATTATAGCTTTCTGTTTCATTCTGTGACCTTATCTGGAAGCTTAGTGGGAGGCAACTCGTGAAAAATTATATCATCACTTTTACTGAGACTGCCTCCTCCTTTTTTGCCGCCCCCGTTCTTTCCTGTGCCCTTACCTTTACCCTTGCCTTCGCCCTTACCCTTGCCTTTGTTCTTTCCGCCAACACTCTCACCCCGCATGATTTTCCCCAAAGCTCCTTCTGCTCTTTTATGCATCTCTTTGGAATAATTGACTCTATAAGCCCTAGGTTCTGTGGGGTCATAGTTCTTAAAAAATACAAACATTCGTCTCCAACCATCCCACCCATCTTCCTTATAGTATTTTCCCAAACTAGTCGCCCACACATATATACTACCCTCGCCTCCAGTTCTTTTGTCTGGCTCTTTAATCTGTATCCAATGCACTTTAAATTCTTTAGGCAGGGGCTGATCCGCTGGCCATCCCAACAGACTACTTAAGGACAAGCCAACAGATATACAAAAATACAACACAAAAGAAATTACCCCAGCTTTAAAAAGCCAGTGCCCTTTGGCTCCTATAACAAGCCATAACAATAGACTACTTAAGATAAAAAATATAAACGGTATCATAAAGGTGTCTCGCGTTGACGAACTAAAGTTTTCTTTAACTGACTGACGCCAGTTACATCTCCTTCGTTATTCACCTCAAATCTAAAAGCGGTTTCTTCATCACCGTTCATCTTTAAAATCACTGTCTTGATTGTTACAGTAGAATACGGATTGATTTTATCTAACTGTATTGTTACAGGGACTTCCTCCATTCCGCTGCGTTTCATATACATGTGAACATTTACAACATACTCACCCTTAATCGTTCCCCTAACTGTAACTATCTCCCTGTTGTCTTTAAATTCAATTGGTCCCCACTCAGTCTGTACAGTATCATTTCTGTGACCAAGATCATCACGATCCAAATGCATCAGACCTTCTTCTCTACGCATAAAGGCAACTAGGTTCCCTTGAGGATCTTCCACATACATATCCACATCATCATCTAAATCTTTCGGCCAAGTTACTGTAATCATAAACTCAGCCTTCATCTTTACGTTGTTTTCTTTCTTGCTGGGATTAATCAAAATAAACGACAAGGCGAACAGCGCCGCGAAACACAAAAGCGTGTTGAACAGTAAGTCCAAGAACGACAGATTAGTGTGATAGTTTCTCTTCATTTTTCTGAATTCTGTCAATAGCCTGATTGAGATTAAAATACTGAATCTTTAGTAAAGCCCCACATATTAAACCAGTCAAGGTCGTATACAAGGCTGTTGACATGCCAACGCCCAATTCCTTGATAAGTAATTGCACAGTTTGCACCTCTGCTATATTAACAGTGGCGAACCCAGATAGCATCATAATAAATCCAACAACGGTGCCAACCATGCCTATTGTGAGACAAAGATCACTTGTGAACCAACCAACCTCCATAAGTCTCTCAATTCGATCTATCAGATGTGGTTCATCCTGCCCCTCATCGATAAACTTGCTGAGCGTCCATGTCTTGTACCCACACCAAGCAGACATGATACCAAATAGGCCCAACAGAAGAAAACTTAACTTAGTCGCGTCATTTTGCCAAACGGTAACAAAAATTCCCTGAACAGCCATATAACCAACAGCAGCTACTACCACTGTTATAAATAGCCACCATCTTAAAAACAGCTGATGCTTAATTAGCGTATCCGAATATTTCATTGCTCATCTCCAATGCTTCCTTGTTTTCTTTAATAATCTTTTCATAGTCAGCATTCCCGGTCATCCCCCGGTATCTATCATTTACCTTCATCGCATTGGCAGTCTTCAAATGCTCCATGCTCGAAAATGAACTGCCGCCCCCAAATGGCGAAAGCTGATTCAAAGCAGCGTCGGTAAATTCCAGTCCAAGCTCCTCCGCAATTTCCCGCCTATAGTTTTCGTCCCTAACCCACTTGTTAAACAGTATGTAATTATTCCCGTCTAGTACGTGATGGTGTTTACAATGGTCCATGTACAGTTTAATTGTTTCGTCGCTAAGAATTTCTTCTTTTAATACCTGACTGTCCCTATGTGCCATTTTCACACAACTAGCCACCCAGTTCTTAAAGTCTCTTAAAACAACTACAAGGTTACAATTGACAGCAAAGATATCCGAAGTCCCACAGGCCCAAACAGTATCTTTAATACCAACTTGCTCATGCGTACCAACTACCATGTTAGTGAGAGAAGAGTTCGCTTGGTGGTAAGACTTAAGAAAACTTGAGAAGTCTGCCTTGTCAGGATGTTCTTTGTCTCCTGTCTTAAGGGGGTTGTTGGCGAGATAGCTTGCACCCCTGTTGTTTTGTATATAGAAGAACCACTGGGTAATAGTTTTGATGGAGAAATCAGAGATACCCGGAAGTTGGTGCAACAACCACACGGCAACGGCATGGTGTCCTGTTCTATGCATGGCGGCAACCATAATCTTTTTTACATCATCCATTATTCTTTTACTGTATCGGGTGTAAGGAACGGCTGATCTATAATACCGTCTTCGTATTTGTGCCACTCAGAAAGTTCTTGCTTTTGATTTTCCATAGCCAGTCGCATCTTTTCCATCTCAATGCCAAATTCTCGTCTTAGGTCTGGGCTTGTCAGAATTTGGCCCACCCAACCAATGAAAGTTTGCTTGGAATCTTCAAGGCGTTTAATTCTCTGCTCTCGCGTT